ACCCTTCTGCCGAAGCAAAGAAGCAGGCTGCGGCTTACAACGCAGCATTCTGGGAGCATATGCACACCGGTATGCCTCAGAACGGTCTGAAGGCGGGCAGCGACGGTGCCGGTGGCTACCTGGTGCCAGATACATACGATACAGAATTGGTTCAGGCTCTGGCGGAGAAGAATGTGATCCGGCAGATCGCCAAAGCAATTCCTACTACCCAGAGAATGCATATCCCTGTGGCCAATGGCATCGGTGATGCCGCCTGGATCAGAGAAGGTGAACCCTGGGGCATCAACGAAGCCGACTTCGGTGAGGTAGTGCTGGATGCGTACAAGCTGGCAACCTCTATCCGGGTATCGGATGAAATGCTGGAGGACGGCGGTGTGGATATTGAGGAATATATTCGCAAGATCTATTCCGAGCGGATCGGCGAAGCTGAAGAGGAAGCCTTTATCCGTGGCAACGGCAAGGGTAAGCCTTTAGGTCTTATGTACCAGGCTTCCGTGGGTACGATGTCTGAGACTGATGGCGACATCACCCTGGACGATATCATCAATCTGGAACATTCTGTGAAGCAGCCCTACCGGAAGAATGCCGTGTGGTTGATGTCTGAGGATTCGCTCAGAACGCTGCATCGAATTCGCCACTACGACGGCAGACCTCTGTGGAAAAACAATCTGCAGGAGGGCGAGCCGGAATATCTGTTCGGGTACCGGATCTATATCTGCAAATCCATGGATGATGTAGTCCCCGGCGGTATTCCTGTTATGTTCGGCGACTTCCGGCATTTCTGGATCGGTGACCGGGGTAAGCGCGTGATCAAGCGTCTGGTAGAGCGGTATGCGGATCGTGGCCAGGTGGCTTTTATCACCACCGAGCGTGTGGATGCCAAACTGGTACTGCCGGATGCTGTTAAGATGCTGAAGGTCAGCGGCACTCCCGTTGCCGAGCCTGAAGAATAATCCACTTGGGAGGGTGGCTCTTTGGGGTCACTCTCCCTCCTGCAGTTAGCACGGAAGGAGTGTCACTATGAAACTGCAAGATCAAATCGCCATTAACAATATGCGGCTGGAGGGACACAGTCCTTCCGTGATCGCTGCCAAGCTGGGTCTGTCACCCAGCACTGTTCGTTCTCACATCCACCGCCACCGGCACATTCCCGGTACCAAGGCTTGTAAGTATTGTGGTCAGCCTTTGGTGCAACCCAAGGGTCGCCGGGAGAAGAAGTTCTGCTCTGACAGCTGCCGGATGGCTTGGTGGAACAGCCACAAGGAGGAAGTCAACAAGCAGGCCTTTTATACACTGACCTGCCAGCACTGCGGAAAGGAGTTTGATAGCTATGGCAACAGCAATCGCAAATACTGCTGCCGGACCTGCTACATTGCATCCCGACAGCCAGGATAAGTATGCCCCCGGCAATCTGATCCTTTACCGCACCTCCCTGGCGCTATACCGAAACCTCAAAAACCAGGGCGTTTTCAACGATGAGGAGTATTGTCACATACGCACCATATTAACCAAAAAGTATGGCCTGTCTTCGGATAGTATTTTCGCAGAAAGTGCTTGATATAATCGCCGGTTAGAGCGAATATGTAGTACCGCAATATGATACAAAGGAGGTAAGCTTATGCGAATCGTAACCCAGACCCGTTTCCCTAAAATGAATATCCCTAAGCTGAAGCGGGTCGCCGCCTATGCTCGTGTTTCCAGCGGCAAGGATGCGATGCTGCACTCCCTGTCTGCCCAGGTCAGTTACTACAGCGAACTGATACAAAACCATAGTGGCTGGCAGTATGTTGGCGTGTACGCAGATGAGGCACTGACCGGCACCAATGACAACAGAGAAAACTTTCAGCGGCTGCTTGCGGATTGCAGATCCGGCAAGGTGGATATGGTCATTACCAAGAGCATCTCTCGCTTTGCCCGCAATACCGTGACGCTGCTGGAGACCGTTCGTGAACTGAAAAACACGGGAGTGGATGTGTTCTTTGAGGAGCAGAACATCCACTCCCTTTCTGCTGACGGCGAACTGATGCTGACGATCCTGGCAAGCTATGCTCAAGAGGAAAGCCTCTCTGCCAGCGAAAACCAAAAGTGGCGGATCCGTCGCAATTTTGAAAACGGAATGCCCTGGAACGGCACGATGCTGGGCTACCGATACGAAGACGGCACTTTAGTCGTTGAGCCAACAGAAGCAGAAATTGTCAGCTGGATATTTGCGGAATACCTTGGAGGATCTGGAATGACGGCCATTGCCAAGCGACTGAACGCAGACAGCATCCCCACGAGGTTTGGTAATGATTGGGGCAAGACCAGCGTTGGCAAGGTCCTTCAAAACTATGCATACACCGGAAATCTGCTTTTGCAGAAGTATAGACGGGTGGATCATCTCACAAAGCGGGACGAACCGAATAACGGAGCGTTGCCCAAGTACCATATCACCGATGCCCACGAAGCAATCATTCCTCTGCGGTCGTTTAACGCTGTGCAGGAGGAAATGAAACGGCGGGCAGAAAAGCATACGCACCCCGGTGTAAAGCACAAAGAATATCCCTTTTCGGGAAAAATCACCTGCGCCGGGTGCGGAAAGCACTACCGCCGGAAGGTCAAGGAAACCGGCCCCGTTTGGATCTGCACGACTTACAACACCTATGGCAAAGCAGCCTGTCCCTCAAAGGCAATACCGGAGAGTATTTTAGAAGCCATTGCCGACGAGGTTGGCGGTCTCGGTAAAATAACGGCTCTGCAAGCCTGCGAGGGCAACACCCTGGTACTTACCCTTATAAGCGGAGAACAAATCGTTAAACGGTGGCAAGACCGCTCCAGGCGGCAAAGCTGGACACCGGAAATGAAAGAAAAGGCGCGACAGAAAGATTTGGAAAGGAGGTCGCATCATGCAAGCACCTAAAAATATTACTGTGATCCCGGCAACCATCAATCCCGTTACTCGGTTGCCGAAGGAATCCAAACAACTGCGCAGAGTGGCTGCTTATGCCCGTGTATCCACGGACAGCGAAGAGCAGCTGACCAGTTACGAAGCGCAGGTGGATTATTACACCCGTTACATACAAGGCAGACCGGATTGGGTATTCGTTGGCATTTACACTGACGAAGGCATCTCCGCCACCAACACCAAGCGGAGAGAAGGCTTCAACCGCATGGTGCAGGATGCATTGGACGGCAAGATCGACCTCATCGTAACCAAGTCGGTCAGTCGCTTTGCAAGAAACACCGTGGACAGCCTCACTACCGTCCGCAAGCTGAAGGATGCCGGTGTGGAGGTCTACTTTGAAAAGGAAAACATATGGACATTGGACAGCAAAGGCGAACTGCTGATCACCATTATGTCCAGTCTGGCCCAGGAGGAGAGCCGATCCATTTCCGAGAATGTCACCTGGGGTCAGCGGAAACGATTTGCAGACGGCAAGGTCAGCATTCCTTATGGTCATTTCCTCGGCTACCGAAAAGGAGCAAACAGCCTGCCGGAGATCGTACCGGAGGAAGCAGAGATTGTCCGCACCATTTACCGGATGTTCATTGAAGGGCAATCCTCAAATGCCATTGCACGGCATTTGACGCAGCAAGGCATTCTCACTCCGGCAAAGAAAACCGTATGGCAAAAAGCCACGGTAGAGAGCATTCTCCGTAATGAAAAATATAAAGGTGCTGCCTTATTGCAGAAATCCTTTACAGTGGATTTCCTTCAGAAGAAAACAAAGATCAATGAGGGTGAGGTGCCGCAGTACTATGTGGAACATAGCCACGAGGCAATCATTGCCCCTGCAGAATGGGATCGTGTACAGTTGGAACTGGCGCGGCGAAAGAATAGCCCACGGTACACGGTGTGCAACAGCCCTTTTGCTGGGAAAATCATCTGCGGTGATTGCGGAGAGATCTTTGGTTCAAAAGTGTGGCACAGCAACAGCAAGTACCGCCGAATCATTTGGCGATGCAATGCCAAATATGAAAATGGCGATCCTTGCAGTACACCCCACCTTTACGAAGATGATCTAAAGCAGCATTTCATAACAGCGCTCAGTCAAATGCTCACCGACCGCACTACCCTGTTGGAGGATGGCCGGTTGATCCTAAAAGAACTGTTGGATACTGCCGCCCTGGAAACCGATATCAGCAAAATACTGCAGGAGATGGATGTGGTGGCCGGGATGATCCGACAGATGGTGAACGATAACGCAAACCAGGCAACTGACCAAGCTGCCTATGCAGATCGATACAATTCCCTGGTTGAACGATATGAAAAACTGCAGGCAGAATACGATGGCCTGCTCCATCAAAAGGAACGGCGACAGATCCAGGCCGAGGCAGTCGGTAACTGCCTCACAGCCTTGGAAGAATTGGATCTGCTGGACATAACCTTCACGGATGCCTTGTGGAACACGGTGGTCGACCATGTAACGGTGTGTGCCGATGGTCGCCTGATGTTCCATTTCAAAAACGGCTCAGAAATAATAGTTTGGATGTAAAACGTAATATATCAAAGAGGACTCAGGTCGACAGATATGTTCCAGAACGGCCTGAGTTCTTTTGCTTATTGTCGGCTTGGATCGATTCTCTTGTAAAAAAGTCGATTATAGAATATAATATTT